TCTTGGTGCTCTGAGACGTCAATGCCGATGATTCCGTCGGGGGGTGTCACGCCTGACGGTACCGGCAGAAAGGCCCGGCGGTCGCCGCTCCATCCCGTGCGTTGGGTCGCGAGTATCAGGGGAGGGGCAAACGGCAACGGCAGTAACGCTGGCCAGCGCCGACGGGCGTGATCATCTTCGCCCGACATCGGGACGCGTGGCAATCCGGAGCGCTACCTAGAACGCGACGCACGCGCCGATGGCCGCATCGCAGACGAGGGGGGACGGGCAGTCGGCCGTGTTGAAGCAAGGGGGGACGCAGTGCCCGCCGTCGACGGTGTACAGGCAGAGCCCGGGGGCGCACACGCTGTTACTGGTGCATTCCACGGAGCAGATACCGATCGCCCCCTGCCCGTTCTCGTGCCACTCGAAACATTCCAGGCCGCCGTCGCAGTCGGCCGTGTCGACGCAGTGCCCGCCGAGCGGGGAAAGCCCCGTCGTGACGCTGCCGCCCATGCCGCCCATGCCGCCGCCTGCCCCACCTTGACCGGCCTCGCCGCCCTGCCCTGCCTCGCCGACCGCGCCGCCGTCGGTGGTCTCTGGGTCCGTCGTCGTGGTGGTCTGCTCCGAAGCGGTCGTCCCGCCCGTGGTGCCGCTCGTCTCGCCGCCGCCGTCGACATCCGGCGGGGACGCGCACTGTGAGCCGTAGACCAGCAACGCTAGAAGAATCTTCTCGAACATGTCGACATGCCTCCGTTGGAACACGCGCCGATGATAACCCACCGTGGGCCGCGTGCTGCGAACAAGGATACGCGCCGCACGGACTCAACGGCAAGGCGACATCATGCCTTGATGATGCGGGCCGCGGCAGCCTGCCCGAGCGCCTCGCGCACGACGTCGACGGCCTCCTGATAGGTCAGGATGCCGCCCTCGGGCACCTCCACGCCGTCGCCGTTCTGGACGCCCCAAAGGAGGCGCCGCACGGCCGCTTCCCGAACGCGCGACGCCTCCTCGCGGGTCACTTCGCCAGCTCCGCGTCGAACTCGATCGTGTCAGCGTACGCGTCCAGCCGGACGTCGTACTCGACGGAGATGGAGTGCCCGATCACGTGAAGGTTGCCTTGGGGGACGTACTCCGCGCACATGGCCGCCAGCGCCTCGGGGGACGTGCGCGCGTCGCTGCCGTCGGACGCGAGATCCAGGACGACGTGAACGCGGGTCATCGGGTCGCCCCGAGCCCGTCGGGGCCAGCCTTGATACCGGCCTCGCCATGCCGCGCGTCTTCCGCGTCCTCCGCCGCTTCGATGTGTCGCTCCATCGCCCGGCTCTTGAGCCAGACGTCCATCGCCGCCCGGAACTCCGTCAGGATGGCCGAGACGTCCTCCACGACGCGCTCGACGTGAGCGAGCCGAACGGCGATGTCGCGATCGGGGATGCGCGGGAAGATTGTCTCTCTTGTGGTGGTGGTGGGGTCCATGATGGTATCTCTCGTGGTGATGGACGCGCTAGGCCGCGTCGGTGACGTCTTCCAAGAACGGACACTCTTGCTCGGGGGAGAACAGGGCAAGCTGTCCCGCGCGCCTGTCAGCGGCGCGAGAGCGTGCGAGGGACGCCAGGACCGCATTGTTGCTTTCCAGTGTGACGCGCCGCGCAGTCGCAATACCGTCGACGGATCGTGCCATTTTACCCATGTCTGCCGGGTCACTGAGCAGTGCTTCGGGTTCGCGTCGCTCCGTGCCATGCGACGCGACGGAGAAGCACACGCGCCAGACGTACGTGCCGAGCTTGCCGCGGGAGGGGTCGAACGCGCCGGCCGTCCCGTTCTTCCGGTGGATCGCCAGCGCCACCTCTTGGACGAAGTCGTCGGCCTCGATGCGCCGCCCGGCGTGCCCCGCCTTTGCCCGCGCTCGGAGGTACTCTTGCGTCTGCGCCGAGCGGTAGTAGGCCCGAGCGAGACGCTCGATGTCCTTCCACTGCTTCGTGATGTCGACGCCGGTAACCATCACGCCGCCTCGCGGAACAGGGGGATCTGCCGAGGGTGAACGGCGGCGCGGGCTTTCGCCGCCGCTGCCAGTTGCGACGCCGTGAACGGCCCCACGTGCCCCCACGTGCGCCCCTTGACGACGTCGTGCGTGGTGCTTTCCGGGACGCCACAGAGCCGCGCCGTCCGCCGGAGGCTCATGCCTGTTGACGCCACGAGGCGGAGCGCCCTGACAAGCGGCTCGCTCATGCCCGAGCGGCTCTTTCCCGGGTCGCGCCGCCCGTTCCGGAACGCGTCGCGCAGGTTTTCGGAGGGGGTGCCCCACGCCAGATTATCGAGCCGGTTGTCGGTCTTCGTGTCGTTGAGGTGCCGCACCTCATGCCGGGGAGACGGCGGCTCGCCCATGAAGACGGCCGCCATGATCCGATGCACGCGCACGTTCCGGCCGCGGCCGCCCACCGTGAGCCTGACCCGGGGGTAGCGCGTGTCCTTGTGCGCGTTCTGGGCCAGCTCCACCATGGACGCCCCACGGGCGCAGAAAACGCGCCCGTCGGTGCTGACGTGGTAGCCAGGGGCGAAGGGGATCGGCTCGATCCGAGCATTGCCCGGGGCCGCTTCGGCGTGGACGGGATGGGGCATGCCAGATGAGTAACACGGAACCGTCCATGATGCAAGCATCTTGCTGCTGTCCATGGGCGATTCCTGTACGCAAGATGCTGGCGGCGCGTTTTTACGCGCTTTTTGCGCGTGCCGCGATGAGCGCTCGCGCGTGCTCGGCCAGTGCCCGAGCGTCGTCGGCTGTCAGGCCGGGAAGCGCTGCCACCTCCGCGAGAATGCTCCGTGGGGTCATGAGAGCGCGGCGGCGGGACTCGTTGCCCCACAGTACCGCCAGCGCGTGCGGCTCGACGTCCTCGCGGGGAGCGCCCATCGCTTCGGCCACGACTGCCACAAGCGCCGCCTCGTGGGCCCACGGGGACGTCACGTCGGCCACGATGTCCGGTTCCACGTCCAGGCACGGGCCGAAGCTCGGGCCGCCGTTCACGGTGCGCCGGTAGCACCGCGACGATGCGCCGACGATTCGCACAGCTTCGCCGCACGTCGCTGCCTGCGTCGCCGTCAGGTCGACGAAGTAGTCTCCGACCATGACCCAGGTGTGCGGGTCCACAGGCTCGGGGCGCAGCATCCTGCCGTGGGCCCACGTCGACGGGATGCCTGCCATGGCCAGCGCCGTCAGCAGCGCCGCCGTAGCGGGGCCACACGCGCCGGCCATGGTTCTCGCGTCGAAGGGGAGCGTCCGCGCCAGACACGCGCCGCGGAGCGCCGTCCTGACCTTGTGCCCGATGTCTTCCAGGGTGTTCTTGCTGGTCGTGTTCATGGTGCTTCTCTCTCTCGTGGTGCGGGGTTGCAGGGTCTGGACGGCCTAGGAGACGTGCGACGCGTTCGGGCCGCGCCTTGCCCCGTTTCCGGGCGACTGCGGGGCCGTCCGTGCGGCACCCTTCGCGAGCTTGCACCCGACGGGGATCACGACGGAAACGCCCGGCTCCGAAAGCCTCCGGACAAAGGCGTCATCGTACCGCGCCGCCAGCCGCGCCAAGAACCGGCGCATGTCGTCCGCGTCGCGCGGGGCCGGGGCCGCCTCGGGGTCGCAGAACCCGGTGGTGGCGATCGTCACGAGCCCCGCGCCGTCGTACCGCTCCCAGACAACGTCTGCCATCGGAGCCACGTTCGCCTGCGATGGCTCGGGGCCGATGTCCTCCAGCACAGCGACGGCCGTGCGCTTGGCCGCGTCCAGGGGGTCGGCCACCTCCTGCCCGTCCTTCGGGAACGCCCTCGGCGCCACCGACGCGCGGAACATGTCGCGGGACTTCTGCCACGTCGCGCCGGGGATGGTCGCGCCGGGGTCGCGGTAACCGTACCCCGGGTCCGCCGCGAGACGCAGGAAGACGGGGTCGCCGTCGGGGTCGCCGTCGAGCGGCCGCCGCTGAGGTGCATCGGGGTTGAACTCGGGAACCGCCCCGCGGGCCGCGTTGCGCTCCCATTCCAGGGCGATGCGGCGCAGCATGAGGGCCGCGAGGTGCGTCTTGCCGGAGCCCGACGGGCCAGCGAGCAGGACCGTGCGCACCTTGCCGTTGGCGATGTCGACGGCCGCGTCCATGGCCGCCCTATATGCGGCCTTGTCCTTCACGCGGACGCGCCCGAACTCGTCCGGGGAGAAGAGCGCCGCCGCGTTGACCTTGCGCTCGTCCTCGGTTTCGCCGGCCTCTACGGGGGCCACGCTCGCGTACGCGCCGGGGATGACACCTGCGAACGCCCGCGACGCTGCGCGGCGCCGCTTCTTGCTCTCATTCAAGGGCTCTTCCTCGCGCGCCTTCTGCGCCGCGGCCTCCGCATCCCGCTTTGCAACGATCTCCCATTGGACGATTTGTTCGTCGGTGACGGTGCCGATGTTGAGCGTCTCGCCGTGTTGCTGCGCGACTGCCGCCGCCGCCGCCGCCAGCATGGCGCGTCGCGTCGTCAGCGGGGAAATCCGCGCGTTCCACGGGCCACCGTCAAAACCATGACCGCCCCCCTCGGGCCGACGCTTCGTAAATTCAGCTCTCGTACGGAGCGAGTTGCACGCTGTCCACAGCGCGTGGAGCCGCTTGCAGGTGTCGCATTCGCATGCGCCGCTGTCCGAGCACTCGCGCGGGGCCGCGGGAGCGGGCCGCTTCAGCGCGAGACTCGCAGCCGCGGCACGTGCGAATGTCGCCGTCAGGTCCGGGGCCGGGGCCGGGGCCTTGCGCTCGACGCCGGTAGCCTCCGCCGCCACGTCCAGGCACTCGTCGCAGATGCACACGCCGTCGACGAACGCCTTGCACGCCCGGTGATTGCCGTTGCAGAACGAGCACGGGTCCATCTTGCGCGGCGTGTAGACCGGCAGCGCCGCCGCGCACGTGTCGCAGATAACCGCTCCGCCGCCGGTTGCCATGCGCGTCGTCTCGTCCTGCGTCCGCTTGCAGAAGCTGCACGCGAGGGCCGCGCCGTTGTCCGTGTCGCCGCTGTTCGTGATGTTGCTGTCCATGGTGTTCTCTCTCGTGATGGTGATGGTCTAGTACCCGAGCGATCCGGGGACGCTGCCGCGCTGCTGAATGATGCCGCCCTCGCCGCGGATCATGTTCTCGATCGCGTCGTCGGCCGCGTCGTCGGGGACGATCGTGGCCCAGCCCGTATCCTGCCGGTTGTTCACCGGCCGCCGCGTGCCGCCGGGGGACGCTCCGCGGACGCCGGGGCCGCCCGCCTTGAACCGGTCCGAGTCGGTGCGAAGCCAGTTGGCGAACGCCTGATCCCAGTTGGCGAACGTCTTGCCGTTCGCGACGAAGTGCCCCTTGAACTTCTCCGCCGCGGTCTGCACGTGCCCGGTGGGCAGCGCCAGGCTGAGGGCCAGCGCCTCGTGCTGACGCTTCGGCGTCCAGCCGTCGGGGATGCGCCTCTTGGGCGCCGCCCTCTCTGGCTTGACCTCCGGAGCATCGAACAGAGAAGCCGTCGTCCCCACCGGGGGGAGGGGCCGCGAAGCGGTCCCCTCATGGGCGCTTCCATGGGTGCTTCCATGGGAGCTTCCATGGGAGCTTCCTGTATCGCCCGGCGAGACTAGGGTGGTCACGCCCGGCGTGACGGGGGTAGTCGTGCCCGGCGTAACGGGGGTGGTATCGCCCGGCGAGACTAGGGGGTGCCCGGCGAGACTAGGGGGGGGTCGGTCCGGGGACAGGAAGCCACGGAGCTTGGACCGCTCGTCCTTCGCCCACCATTGCCCCTTCTCCGGGGTCAGGGTCCGTTCGTCGCTGGTACGCCCGCCGTCCGCCTTGAAGCGGTTCGCGTTGCTGACGTAGCACCAGCCCTTGGCTTCCAACGCCCGGAGCGCCTTGCGGGTCCTCTCTTCCGACATGCCGCACTCGCCCGCCAGCGTGGGGATCGAGGGGAAGCACCTTCCTGCCTCGTCCGCGTGACCGGCGAGCGTGCGGAGCACGAGACGTTCCTCCGTGGGCATCACGTGCGCCTCCGTGTTCCGAAGCCGACGGTCCACGAGGACCGCGTAGCCATGCTTTGCGTCGTCGCCGTCCATGTTCACTCCGCCGCCATAGGCAGAAAGCCATATTCGACGGGCGTGACGCTGGCAGAGGGACGCCTGTACGTCGCCGGCCGGGTCGCGTCCACCAGCCGCTCCGCCGTCGTCTTCTCCGGGAACGGTCGCCCGAACATGATCACAAACTGCCGGCGCATCTTGCGCATGGCTCGCGCCTGGATCTGCCGCACCCGCTCGCGGGAGATCCCCATTTCGTTCGCGATCTCTTGCAAGGTCGCGCCGCCCGGCACCAGCCGGTCGCCCGGGTCCGCCGCAGCGGGCATCGCATCGGGGGTAAGCGTGCCAACGTCCGGCCGGAAAGGGCCGTCGGTGCGTTCGATGGCCTCGCGGATGTCGTCCTCCATGGATCGCTCCATGTTCGACGCGTAGAGCGAGCCCGTCGCCGCCCACATGACGCGGAGCACTTCGACGGGGATCATTGCGCGTCTCCCATGGGGAGGTTGCCGACAAGCTCGTCGCGCCGCGCCAGCGCGGACAGAACCAGAATTCGCAGAGCTGCGGTGCGGTCCACTTTGAGGCCGGGGGTACGGCGCGCGACGTCGCGCCCGAACGCCTCGATGGCCTCGACTTCGGAGACCGGCAGCCGGAAGGAGACGAACCGCTTGGTGTGGACAGGGTCAGGGGTATCCATGGCTTCCTCTTGGGCCGCTCTCATCGCGACCAGGTGTCCATGGACTAGTACATCGGAGCGTGTCACGGCGCAACGCGAAAGATGCGCCCCCCGGTGTTTCTCAGGGGATGACACCGTGCTGTAACAATCGCGCCGCGCGGATGTCGTCGGCTGCCGCCCGCGCCGAGAGGTTCTCCGCGACACGGTCCGCCAGCAGGTCGACGAGCGCGCCCAGGACGTCTCTGGACGGGCTAGGTATCGCCGGCCGCCCCCTCGGGGCGCGGGGCCGGTGACGGGGCCGCCGCGGGGAACCCAAGGGCCGCCAGTGACGCCTCGATGCGGGCCTTGGATGTCGAGCGGATCGGCTCGCCTTTGAGGTAGCGCTGGATCGTCCGTGGGTCAGTCATCGCAGCGACGGCGATGCGCCGAACGTCGTGCGCGGAGATGGTGGGGGTCATGCGTGGACGGTACCGGGCCAGACGCGCGACCGTGGGCAGGATGACAGCATCTTGCATGCTTGACGCTGACATTGCGTCCGTGCAATGTGGCCCGACCATGAGGGAGAACTGAGAGATCAGCGGGGCGAAGCTGCCGCGCGTTCTCCGCGCGCCGCAGTGGCGCGCGGGACGCGATCGGCGAACTTCTCGATGCGGGGGACGTGGTAGGCGCGCAGCGAACCGCGGCAGCCTACCGGGGAGGGAGGGGGTAGGTCACTCGGGCATCGGGGGCGGGGGGAACCATTCCGACTGCGTCAGGTCGACGATCGGACCCTGCTCCGCCGCCACGAGGATCGGCTCGGACACTTCGTCCGCGGGGTAGGCCCACGTCGAGCCGTTGGGATGCCGGACGGGGTCCGCGTACCGGGTCGTGCCCGGCGCACCGTTGGGGTACACGACGGGGAACACGACGCCGTCCATGTCGAACGCCGCCTGGTAGTTCTGCTCGCTCGTCCCGCCCGAAAACACGATTCCTCGCATGCTGTTTCTCCTTGGGCCTAGCCCGTGGTGGTCTCAGACCACGATACCGTACCGCTTGCCGAGGTAGGTATGTACCTGCGCGCGCTGAGGCGCGGTGAGAGATGGGCTTGCGATGATGACCTCCGCGAAGCTGCCGTGATAGGGGAAGCTCTGCTCGGGGTCTCCGCCGAGCGCGATCGTGCCCGTGGACGAGAACGTGTTTGTGGCGGTGGCGAATCGCTCGACACCGTCCGTCGACATCTTCCATTCTCCGTTCTTGGAGTACACGGAGAAGATGCGGGGAGCCGCGAAGTACCCCGCGGAACCGACCACGACGGTTGCCTTTCGGGCCGTCGAGAAGATGCCGCAGTAGATTTGCCGCCCCAAGTAGAAGGGGACATAGTCCTCGGTCCCTGGCAGGCTCGCGATCTGCCAGCACGCGCCGAAGCCGGTGAGGGCCGGGTCGTTGGCGCACTTCATGACGATGAACGTGTCGGCCGACGTCGACAGCGCGGAGAGCGTCGCCGCGGAGAAGATGTCATTCGCGCCGTCGAAGACGACGGCCGGCTGTCCGCCGAGCGCGGTTGCGCTCCACGTCGGCTGCCGCGACGCCGTCCCCTGCGAGAAGTCCCGCCCGTTGCCGGATTGATCCGCCCACGCCGCGACGTTGGAGCCGTTGAGGAAGACGCCCTTGTCAGCCCGGAGCCAGAGGGCCAGCGACGCCCCAAGGCGCTTCGGTGTCCACGGGGCGCCGCCGCCGCTGAGGCCGCATCCGATGCCCACGCCGATCGAGGTTCTCATCGGGTCACCGAAGGGCGAGGATGTCGGCCGCCGTGCTGTTCGTGGCGAACACGCGCGTTGCCCGGACGGGGATCAAGGCTCCGTCGGCCACGTTCTTGAAGAGCACGTCTTGCCCATTCTCCGTCAGGATGCGGAGGTTTCCGCCGGTCCCGACGTAGAGGGCTCGACAGACCAGGAAGTCGTTTCCGGAGTCGCCCTTCGTCACGGTGAGAACGTCGCCGGACGCAAGGTCAAGCGCGCCGTCGGGGGCGCCGCGGACCGAAACGGGGAGCTTCTTCTCGGGACATGTAGCGGTCATCATGGAAGCCTCGCAGGGTGGTGGTGGTGTCAGCGCGCCGCGTCGGCCTCGATGGCGTCCGCAAGGTCTTTCTGCGCCGCCGCCAGCTCGCGGAGCAGAGCGGCCGCCGTCGCCGCGTCATCGGCCGTCGCTGCCGCCGCCTCGATGGCGTTGCAGCGCTCTCGGGCCGCCGTGACCTTGGCACTCTCGGACGCCTTCGCCACGGCGCGAGCGACCCTGTCAGCCGTCGACATGTACAGCGCCACGTCCGAAGCGCCGATGGACTTGCAGCCCTGCAACGGGCCAGCGGCGCCGAGCACGACGCACGCCGTCCCGAGGACGAGGCGCACGAGCGCGGAGCGGTGAATGGTGGTGGTGGTGGTGGCGATCACTTGTCCTTCTCGCTTTGCATTGTGTCTTCGGGGTCCAGTGGCGACGAGCGGCGCGACGATCGCGGGTCTGGCGCGTCGTCTCCGCGGATCGGCCGCACGTTGTCAATGATGCGGTCCGCCGCGTCTCTCACGTCGCCGCGCACGGAGTCGACGTGTGATCGGAGCGCCGCGGCAGCCTTGCGGATCTCCGCTACGGTCTTCTCGGTATGGGCGCCGATCTGCCCCTCGATCCGCTCGTGATGCGTGTCCAGCTTGCCGTCCAGCTTCGCGTGATCGATGCTGTGCTCGGAGAGTTTCTCCGTGAGCTTGACCAGGAAACCAGCGACGGGAGGGCCAACGCCGCGGACGAGCTTGTTGAGCAGATAGAGCCCCGCGAAGATGAGCCCCGCGGGAATACCGACGCGCTCCACTCCGCGCGACAGACTCTCGATGATCGTGGGATCCATGACGCTCTCTCACTGCGGGATGGTGAACAGGGTGATGGTGCTTTCGAAGTCGAACACGCGCATCGATGCCGCTTGCCCGACGCCGCCGACGGGGTGAGAGATTCTCACGCCATAGTGCTTGTTTTTGTTGATCGTCAGCGTCGACGTGGGGGTCAACGTGACCTCGCGCACGCTCTGCCAGTCCGTCATGCTGTGCCCCGACGCGACGGCCGGGGTTGCCACGGCGATCGCGCTAGTGCCGGACCATTCCACGATCTCGAACGTGGGGTAAGCCACGATCGCGGGGACCGCGTTGTTGGCAGGCGTGAGGCCGCGGCAAGTGACCTTCACACTGTCCAACCTGCCTTCGCCCGGAAGCTCCAAAAGCTCCACGAGGGTGACGTTACTCCCGGACGTGATCGCGGTCGTTTTGATGCACGGAACGGGGTTCGTGTCGCCGTTGTCGAGCCAGCCGTGGTACCGCAGCGGAGCGCCGCTGTTTGCGCCGTCTGCGTCGTACGTGCCATTCGCGATCCGCCACGCGCGGCGCTTCACGACCTTCGAGCCTTCGAGCTTGGGCCAGTTGGCGAAGCGCCCTTGCCCGTTGACCAGGATGTCATTCCCGAACGTGGCGATGTTGTTGAACGTCTGCGCGCCGTTCCAGGTGATGACCGCACCGTAGGTGCCGCCCTCCAGCCCGTTGACCATGCGCCACGCAAGCCAGTTGGTACGGTCGGTGACGCCCTCCAATCCGACGCTGACAGACGCCGCGTCCCGGTCGTCTTCGTCCGTGGCCAAATACACCGTCAGCCAGTACCCTTTACCGGCGATGTACGCGTTTGCGGTGAACGGGTCTTGACCGTTGTAGTTCGCCGACATGTCTACACCGTACCGACCCAGTACCGGCCAAGGGTCGACCTTGCGCGGACTCGCCGCAGCGTTCCGGCGTCGTTGACGATCTTCCCGTGGTACTTCCACCACCCGTCAGGGTTCTCCGGGTCCGTCGAATCAGGAATCACAAAAGACGTCTCGTCCATGACCGTGATAATCCACGGGATGGTACACCCGGCCGCCTTGAAGTCGGCGCACACGGCGCGGACGATCTCCACGTACGACGCCGTGGCAGTCGTCCCGATCGTGTACTTGTCTCCGTCGCCGTCCGCCTCGCCAAACACGGAGAGACCGTCCGCGTAAATGCCCTCGAATGCGTCCAGTTCAGGGCTGTTGCACGGGCCGTAGATGATGACCCACACCCGAGACGGGTCGGGGATCGGCTCCGGAGGGCCGGTGTAGTAGGACCAGTCCCAGTTCCACGCCGCCGCGTCTGTGCTGTCCGCGTAGACAGGATCGCCGGCCTCTGGCCAGACGACGCCGTGATGCGCCCCCAAGGGGTCGGTCTCTTGGTAGCGGAGCGCGTCATCGTCCAGGGTCCACCAGTATCCGACGTCGTCCGCCGATCCTCCGCGAACAAGTCGCACGCGCGGCGGGGACGGCTGCAAAACGGCGCGTAGCGCGTACAGCAGCCCAGCATACGTGCCCGCGCGCCTCTTGGCCGTGAGCCAGTCGCGGCAGCGCGCCGCGTAAGCGACGTCGGTTTCCAGCTTCCCGCGGCGGAGTTTCCGATCGCGCCCGATGAGGTTGAGCGCCTCGACATGGGGGAAACTGTCATCCCCGAGCACCTGCCCCGGCATCGCCGCGAGCCGCCCTAGTCGCACGTTGTCCACGGTGTCATGGACGACGCGAAGCGTGGCGCGCATGAGCTTTCCCCAATGCTCGCGCTCAACGCGGAGCATCCATCCCGAGAGCAGCCCCCTAAGCACACTGTCCGTGATCATTGCTTCACCAGTACAGCGGTCACATTGTACGCAACGTCTGGGATCGCGTTGAAAGGGATCTCCATGTCGGAAGAGCCGAGGCTACTCGTCGCGCGGACGATGCCCTTGGCGCTCTCGGACGCCTTCGCCAGAAGCTCGGACACCATGAGCTTGCCGGGATCGTCGAAGGACACGATCGGCACGTCCCGCCGTCCGCCGATCGGCACGTCCGCAAGGTACTCCGCGATCGCCGCCGACGCCTTGACCTCGGCCTCCTCCCTCGTCAGCCCGGACTCCTCGTCCACGATGAGGTTGACCTCCAGCGTCTGCAAGAACGTGGGGAGCGTGTCTTCCGCGATCGCTGAGTACACGTGGCAGACGAAGCCAGTCGGGACGACGTCCTTGAGAAGCCGCTGGTACACCAGGAAAACGTCAGATCCAGCGGTGGCCATGTTCCCCGGGGTCGGGGCCGAACGCCCGGCCAGATACACCCTGAGCGTGCAAGCGCCGGTATCCACCACGCGCACGCGGGTCACGCTTACATAAGAGCCGTCCGCCCGGGTCGTCGACAGCGCCACGAACCGGTACGCGTCCCTTGGGCCAGCCGGGGAGATGGCCGCCGTCGACAGCCTGCAACGCTCTTTGAGCGCGTCGTCAGTCTCCTCGTCCGACCCAAGCATCGCCGGGGTTGGCGACTTGACCACAAGCCCGGACGGGGCCGTGACAGGCTGTGTCGAAATCTCATTCGGCAGCGTATCGGAGCCGATGCCGGCCTCGTCCGCGATGAACGGGAGCGTAACCGTCGGATACGGGCCGGACCCGATCCACGCCTCGACGCCGCCGCCGCCGACGTTGGTAAACGTCTTGCCGTTGACGTCGTTCTTGATGCGGATCTGCCCAGGGACAATGGATCCGCCGCCGAGGTACGCGACGCCTCCGCGGTTTTCGATCGTGACGTTGCCGGCCGCGAACTCCTTGCCCTTCCGCTTGACGTTGTACGCCGTCCACGCGAGCAGAGTTAGCCAAGCGCCGGACGCGTAGTCCAGGAACGCCGCGCGGATCGCGGGGACGGCGATCACGGTCCACAGCGCCGCGAGAACGCGGGCCACCGCCGACATGATGGCGCGGATCGGCTCGCCCGGCTGCCAGGCCGTCGACGACAGCTTTTCGTCGATCGCCGCCTGCACCAGCTCGTCGAACACCTGCTCTTTCGTCTTGTCGGACAGCAGGTCCGTCAGGGTCGGAGTCGGCACCTTACACGTCCTTTCGGAGAGCGCCGCCAGCGAAGTTGACCAGCGGTCCGACGAAGTCGAACGGCCGCCCGCTGGCGGGAAACACGCGGATCGAGGGGCGAATGGACAGGCCGCCTTCGGTCTGCTCCACCGTGGGAGTCACAGCGACGGACGACACGCGCTCTTCCTTCTCGCATTCGGCCTTGATCGCGCCCGCGATGGAAACCACGGCATCGGACGTAAGCCCCGCGTTCGTCAGGTCGTCCACCATGAGACCGTAATCCGGATCGTCCCAGTAGGTGCCGCGCCGCGTATCGAGGCGCATCACGAGCGCTTGCGCCAACACGGCCTCGTCGCCGATGAGCCGCCGGAACAGGGGAGAGTCGATGTTGATTGTCTCGCCGTACTCCACGTTTTACTCTACCGACCCAAGGTGATCACTCGGAGTCGAAAAGGACGGAGCCGGCCGTGATGTTGCCGGTGATGTCCGCGCGTCCGGCGGTGAACGGGTCCGGCGAGAACACGAGCCCCGATGCCGCGATGGTGCCGAGGATGTACGTAAACCCTGCCTGGTTTGTGTAGGCGATCGTGGCGATGCCAGCGCCGGGCGTAAGTTGCAGCACGCCGCACGCGACGGGGTCATCGCGCCGCGCTACCGGCTTTCGGTCGTGCGTCCCCACGTGGACACGGAGCGGCGACGGATCGCCGCCGCCGGGAGCGGGTGAGACGCCGTGAGCGCCCGTCGTGCCGATCTGGATTGTGTCGACAGCGTCGACTGTGATGATCTTCGGGTTGCCGGGGAGGTAGTGGGCCACGTACGGGATCGAGGGGTCGCCGCCCTCGAATCCGACGAGCACCTGTTGACCATCACGGGACTCGCAGGTGACGCCGTGTGCCCCGTATCGCTTGTCCGCGATCGGGATCTCGTCAGGGAGCCCGGACACGTCGCCGACGCGTCGCAGCGTCGCCTGTGCAGCGTCATTGCCCGCGACCTCGTACCGATAGAAGCCGTGGAACCGCTGCCGAGCGCCAACGGCGTCCAGGATGCTTTCGAAGAGCTGCCCGAGGTTCAAGCGGCCACCTCCACGCGCACGGTACCGCCCGGGGCCACAAGAACGCGAAGCGAGCGCACCGTCAGCGACACGTCCCCAAGGGAGACGACGGCGCCGGGAACGATGCCCGAGATGTCATCGTCGGGAAGCTCCACGATGGCCGCGCCGGTATCCGGCCACCATTTGCGGAGCGACACGATCGCCGAGGACGCGAACTCCGGCAGTGGACCGACGAGTGTCCCGCCGTCGGGCATGACGCGCCACGGATACCCGAGAGCGGCCAACGCCGCCGCGCCTTGGCACTCTGGACGCGTCCACGCCGCGCCGAGCACCACAGGCGTGAGGGACGCGTCCAGACGCGCGTCTTCGCCCGTTTCCGTGGCAAGGTCGCGGAGCACGTCCGTCAGCCGCACACCGGCCGCGTCTCGGTATTGCTTGCGAGGGACGACGCGCCGCCATCCGCCCCGCCCGCCGACTACAAAGACGCCTGCCCCCGCCGGGTCGGCGCCGCTGCGGATCACGGTACCGCGAAGCGTCAGCGTGCCAAGTTGCACGTCGACGGCCTGTCCGTTCGCCAGAGTCGCGTCGTCGGTGGGCTTCACGGTCGCCGTCCAGATGCCGCGGTCCTCCACGAGCACGTCGCACTCCACGATGCCGAAGCCGCCGATCGTGTACACGTTACTTGCCCTTCTTGAGCGCCGCGAGCTGCTTTTCCAGCACCTTGTTTTGCGCGTTGATGTCCTCGATCTGTTTCTCGATGTCGGACTTCGGACGCGGGCCGGCTGCTCCGCCGATCGGGACGCGCTTCTTCCACTCGGCCAGCCCGATCTCGACGCTCCACATGCCGGAGCGGTCGTCCTTCTGCCAGCCGCCAACCTTCTGCACGATCACGTTGCGGATCTCGTTGTGTTCCAGCGCGGGATCGAAGAACCGGAACACGGTAGGCTTTGGTCGGCTCTTCTGCGCCGCGCGCATGGCGGGGAGCCACGCGTTGACCGCGTCGCGCGCCGGCTTGTCCGCGCAGTCGATACGGTACGACGCCGTGGCCATGTCCTCGATCTTAACGAGCGTGAACGCGCCGGCAAAGCCGGGCTGTTGCTGCTGCTCGACCTTCATCGTTCGTTCGCCGCCACCGGTCCGAACCACGCGCGTCCCGGGGATCGGGACGTTGTCCAGCGTGGGATGCTCGTAGATCGTCGGGTTATCTTGGGGGTCCGCTGCCATGATCATGCCCTCGCAGGGAGCGCGATACCGAGTCGCTCCGCAGCGCGCCCGGCCTCAACGTCAAGGATCCGCCGCACCTCAGTGCCAATGTCGGCCACCGCGCCCACGACGATCTGCCCAACGTGGACCAGCGGGCCGGTGAGCGAGACGCCGCCGCCGCCGCGGGCCAGCGCGCCACCAAGCGGCGCATCGGGGACGAGGGACGACGCCGCAGCGCGCTGCACGCGATCGCGCATGTCCTCTTGCCCGAGGGCCACACCTTCGCCCATTTGCCGGCCGACGTCACGGCGCATCTTCCGCGAGGGGCTCCGGATTTCCGCGCCGTCTTTCGCGCCCCTGACGGCTGCGTCGGTAGCGCGCTTCCCGGCGTCGTAAATGGCACCTTGCTTCGCGTCGAGCCCCGCCACGATGCCGTCGCCCATGGCCGCACCGACGCCGGATCCGCCCTCGCCGGCCTTCTCGCCTTCCTTGGGTTCACCGGAACCGAACAGTGCGCCCAGTACGCCGATCGTCGCCGTTGCCCCTGTAGCCTGCCCGACGTTCGCCAGTTGGCCAGATGCCTTTAGTTTGTCGTACGCCGCCGACGCGACATCGATCGCGATCTTGATCTTCTCGACATCGGCCGCTAGCTGCTTGAACGGCTCCGCCGCCAACTTGCCGGCCGCCTCAAGCGCGTCGGTTGCCTCGACGGCCTTTAGGAGCGGCGAAACGATGGGGTACGCCGCGATCTGTAGCCTAAGCCACGCGTTCTCGACGGTGAGCGCGCCAAGCACCATGCCCTGAAATGCCCCGGTCGCGACAGGCTCGATACGCTCAATGAGCGAGAAGAAGCCATTGAAGGAGCGCGTCAGGATGTCGCCGAGCGCTCGCCCTGTGGCAGTGGACGCGGAGAAATTGCGCGAGAACAGGTCCGCCGCTCGGACAAGCGGCTGAGCGTCCACGCCGCGGAGCATCCCACGAATGGACATGTTCGTGCGCGCCGCGATGCCTTGAAGCTGCCCCATGGCGCGGGCGCCTATCGCGATCTTCGTCAGATCCTCAAACGAGCCAACGCCAGTGGACGCCGCCGCCAACTTCACGAGTGCCCCGTAGGCCGTTGCCGCCGCGCCCACGCCGGCAGCCACCACCGCCGCGCCCGCCCCGAGCGCCTTGAGGCCGCCCGCCTTGAGGTAGTCGGCCTTCTTCCGCTCCGCCGCCTTGAGACGGTCTAGCGCCTGCCCCTCTTTCTGCTCTAGCTTCGCCACCTCGACAGCGTTGGCGCCTGCCCCCTTTGCCGCGATGCGCGTGCGCTTGGCCAGCTCGTAGGCTTCCTTTTCCGCCGACCATCCGCCCTTCTTCGCGTCCGTCCGGGTCGACAAAAACGCGCGGTCCGCTGCCTTTTTCTGAGCGTCCGCGGCACGCGTCGCCGCAGTGGCAGACTCCACCGCCGCGTCACCAGCGCGCTTGTACGCTGCCGCCGCGCCGTCCGCCCCCTTTGTAGCCTGCGTGAACGGAGCCGCCGCAGCGCCGAACGCGCCAAGCGCCGACCCAGCCCCCCCGACCGCGCCTCGCATCGAACCAAGAGCGCGCGCCGCCTCTTCCGCGGGTCCAACGACCTTGGATGTATCAAGCGATGCACTCCAGTCCATGAGCTACTCCGGTTTCAGGAACGCGCGTGCCACGGCGCCGCACGAACGCAGGTTCACGAGCCCTTCGGCCAAGAGCGCGAGCCCCGCGCGGACACGCGCCTCGTGGCGGACATCGGCCGGGAAAAGGTAGGCAAGCACTCCGGCCATGTCGCCCACGTCGTTCCCGGCCGCGCCCGCCAGGGCTAGGCTTTTCCCGTCAGCGCGTCCACCTCGCCCACGGAGAGCGCGTCGCGCGCCGCGTACAGACGAACCCAAAGACCCGGAAAGCGCGTGGTGACGTCGCGCGCCGCGTCCTTCGCCGGGTGTACGACGGCATCCAGCGTGACCTCACGAGCGACGATCGTCCGCTGCATGTCATCGTCCAGCGATGCGATACGCGCGCCGTTCGCGTCTTGCTCCGCCAGCGTCATCGCCCGCATGATGATGATGCCCGCGGGGGTGTGGACACGCGCTACGCGCCCCTTGCCGTACTTGGCCAGCGCGGCGCGCCACGCCCTCTCGTCGGCCTCCTCCCGCTCCATACGAGCGAGGTTCTCTTCCTCCGCGCGAAGCACGTCCTCGGGGGACGGGGGGAGATTCTCGGCCGCGGCTCGGGTCGCGCGCTCCGCATCGATCGCAGCCTTGCGGGCCTCGATCTGCCGGAGCTTCTCCGCGATCTGCGGGGGGTAGTCGCTCTTTGGATCTTGCTCTCTCTCGGACATGGTAGCCTCGTGCATAGTGTGCCCCCCGTCACACCATACCGGGCCAGCCAGTGTCAGAACGAGAAGCCGACGGACGCGCCGACGGACGCGCCGACGCTGGCCACGACGGACGCGGATCCGCCGAACACGTTGCCGGAGCCGCCGAACGAGCTGCCGAGCGTGATCGGGGCGATGCCGTCCAGGGTGATCACGCCCATCACGGAGCACTTCACGCTCTTCGTGGCCGCCTTGGCTTCGAGCCCGCCGTCGACGGAGATGATGCGAGCCGACGGGATGAAGAGCGAGGACAGCCCCGCGCCGACGTCTTGCACCTGCGCGCCGATGTTGAACCGACGCATCATGTAGCCGTTGCCGAGCCCCTGGATCAAGGAGCGGAACTCGCCCCATAGGATCTCGAACTCGCACGTGGCCTTGTACGTGCCCGGCGTTTCCGCGACGGACACGAGCGACGCGCCGGGGACCATTTCGGCCCCCTCCATGGCATGCTGCCACTTGATGGTCTGGATCCCGACGTAGCGCCGGCCGTTCAGGTCGATATGCGCGCTCGCGAGCGTGTACGCAAATCCGATGGTCTGCGGGAAATTCATGGTCCTACCTCACGCAATGAGCGCCGCGAGCCGCGGGCTTTCGAAGAAGATGTCGCCCTTGAACTCGTCGACGTATCCGAGCGGGGTCAAGGACACCTTGGCCGTCAGGATGCCGGTGGTCAGGAACGGATCCGTTCGACTCACCTGCGCCCGAACCGCGCTGACGTAGCCGTTGGCCACGAGAACGGCGCGGAGCGCAGTGAGAAGCTCGCGATCGATGATCCGCGCGTCCGCCTCCGCCAGCGCGCCGGGGACGATGCTCTCGCCCGACGTCACGCCCGGCTGTGCGCCGGTCAGGGGGTTGGCCAGCAGGTTGTTCTCGATCTGCTGGAGCATGACCGCCTGGTAGACCTCGGACGCGAGATCCATCACGGCGCGCATCGCGATCCGGTTGAACTCGGAGCCAGCCGCCGCCATCGAATTGCCGCGCGTGATGTACGTGCCGGCCTCGCGGTCGTACGTCCGGAGGGTCAGGAAGCGCGCCGAGTGCAGCGCCGAGCGAATGTTGCTGTTCAGCTCCGCGAGCCGCCCCGTGGAGTCGAAGATCCGGACGTCCTCGGACAGAGGGCCGTCGAGCTTGCGGCCGGGGTCCACCTGGATCGTGTTCTCGATGAGCCGAGCGCACGCGACCCACGACGCCGGACGGCGGTTCGATCGCCCGGTGATCGGGCAGGTGACGCGAGCACGCCCGGCACTGACGGACGAACGGTCCGAAGCGAAGCTCTGGTAGTCCGCGATGAGCCGCTCCGCCCATGCCACCGACGGCATACCGAGCGCGTCCACCTCGCCATCGATGCGGTCGCGCGCGCTCATGAGAGCATACGTGAACACGCCCAGCCCTTCGAACGCCGTCATCTTGCCGCCCACGGACGACGCCTTTGCCGGAGTCGTGTCGCCGGCCAGATGAATGAAGCGCCACGTGTGCGAGGACGCCCGAAGCGCGTCCAGTGCCTCCAACGCATCGGACGCCTGCCACGCGGGGCCGGTCGACTTGGCCCGCGCCGTGTCCAGCGTGTCGAGCGTGCCCGCCGCAAGATTGACGGTGACGCCGCTGGCCTCTGCGCCGTCGAGCAGGGCCACGCTCGTTGCCGTGCCGAGTTGCGCGGGCGTGGTGAACGTGTCGCCGCCGTCCAGGGAGTAGTCGTAGGTGATGCCGGTGATCCCGATGGTGCCGCCGTTCAGGATGCGGAAGACGATCTCGTATTCGTCCTCGGGCGTGCCGGTCATGGTGACCGCCGACGTGCTCGTGCCAACGCGCGTCGTGGTGACCGGAGAGATGGCCTGAGACGCGGGCCGCGTGTAGAAGCGGATCTCGTCGTTCGTGGCCCACACCTCGGACGCGGTCAGCACCACGGTTACCCCGGTGCCGGGGAGAAGAACGCTCGTTGCCGTTCCGAGCGCCGCCGGGGTCGAGAACGTCACGCCGCCGTCCAGCGACACTTTCCAGAACGCGCCGATGGTCCCGATGGTGCCGCCCGTCGAGAACACGAAGACGACGTCGTATCCCCAGTTGGGGGTTCCGGTGGTGGTGGCGGTCTTCCCGGTCGGCTTCGTGATCGCGGACACCGACGCCGTCTCAACGACAGCGGGGATGCGGATCGCGACGTAGCGCGCCGCCCTGCGTCGCGTCGCGTACGCCGCCGCCTTCGGCATCGGGCCGCACCCGTAGGTGCCGGCCGCGTCCGTCGAGACATTGAACGCGATCGGCTGCTTCATCGGCCCCTTGGACGACGGGCCGATTGCGACGTGGACGTTCGTGGGGCCGCCGGTCGCGACTCCCAGGCCGCCCTTGCGGACGGTGACTTGTGCAGAGGGAAGCGTGAGAGACATGTCACACCTTACCGGGCCAGATTCGGCCCTTCACGGGTCTACAGGGAGCGCGGTGGTGGTCTGTGCCGCGGTGACCTCGCCCCCTGGCAGGTCCGCCACGACTTGCGTCTGGACGCTGTACGGCTTGGGGACGACTGCCCACGCATCGCCCAACACCGGGATGTCCAAGAGGCACTTGAAGCGCGCCAGCGCCCCGTACGTGACATCGCCGATAGCGGCCGCTGGCCAAGCGCCTTTCCCGAACGAGAGCGCGCCTCGCCCCACCACGCGCCGCAGCCCCGCGATCGTCGCGTCCAAGAGCTGCGCCGTGCGCACGTGATTCGCGGTGGTCCGCGCGGCATCCGACGTGCCATCTGGCGCTACGCCGTGGACCCAGACAACTACCTCTTGCGTCCGCACCGCCACGATCTGAGCCGCGGTGGTGGCGCCAGTCTGGATCACGACGCCAGGCCGCAGTCCGACGGATGTCCCGGGAGCGTCGGGGTCGAAGTCCCCAAGCCCCACGATCACGCGGTCCGCGCCTGCGTGCTGCGCCTCTTGCCAGTTGCCGAGCACCACTTCGACAGCGATGCTCCGCGCCGCGAAGTAGCTAGCCAGCTCCGCCGCGAGCGTGTCGATGGACAGCATGCGTCAGCCTCCTTTCCCTAGAAAATCCTCAAGGATTTTGCTCGACGCGTCGTCCGCCGCCTCTGCCCACGTCGACGACAGCGCGCCGGCAGCGGGGAACACGGGCCGCGTCGTCTCGTGGTACCGCAGCACGTCCGGAGCGGACGCCTCGATGCCTGTACCGGTGGCACGGAATACGATCTGTGACGTTGCCCCGGTGAGAGGCACGCCGCCGTCCTGGTTCGGGGGCCACGCTGCGCCGTCGGGTCCGATGCCGGCCGCGTACTGCGTCGCCGCGAGAGACGCGACGGCCTCCGTTGCTCCGTCGACGATGGCACGTTGAAGCCGCTCGCCGTCCAGCCGCGCGACAAGCTCGTCCAGCCGCGCGAAGCCGTCGCCGGTGATGCCGCCGCCCATCACGCCTCGCCCCGCAGAAAGCCGTCCCGCGTGCGCTGCGCGTACAGGGGTCCGCCTTCCGCACGGTGCGGGGTCGCGTCCGCGCGCTGGTCAAGCTCCGCCTCTTGCCCCGCCGCGAGCGCCTTGCCGAAGCCGATCGCCGCCTCGTAAGCGGCCTTGTACGGCTCCATCGCCTTCGGGTCCGCCCCTCGGTTGTAGTACAGCGCGTGTGCCGCGATGGCCGCCACCGCCCACCGGATCCCGGGGTCAGGTCCGGCCGTGTACGCGACGGCCTCTCCCGCCGTCCACGTGCCCGATAGCGTCGTCTGCACGCCGTCGACGGACACAAGCCCGTCCGCGAGAACCGGCAGCGTCTGGCCCCATGTGCCGGCCGTCCCGTCGTCCCGCGAGACGCGCACGGTGACGGAGCCGCCAGAGACGGCGCCGCCTGCTACCACCTCGATGCGCACGTCCGCCGCCGCCCCGATCGGCGTGCCCGCAAGCGCTGCCGCGCCAGCAACCGACACCGTGACGGCGTCGGTAGCCACGAGGGCCATCGGTGTCGTGTGCTTCTTCCGGAGGTAGGCCGCGAAGATGCTCGACGCCCTCGCCAGCGCCCGATGCTTCTCGGGGACCGTCTTGCTGGCCAGCGCCGCCGTGGGGACGCCTACTTCGTGAAGGTCGCGAAGCGTCGCAAGGGTCTGCCACATGCCTTGACCCTACCGGGCCAGAAAGGCGAAACCCCGCGCACCCGGAGAGAGGACAGGTGCGCGGGGTCTCTGGTGAGATGGTGGGGACGGGTCACTTGACCACGAGGACGGCCTTCGTGGGGTACGCGAAGCCGACGCCGTTGCGCCCCTTCACGATCCAGCGCAGGGTGCCGCGCTCGTACTCGACCGCGCCGTCCGGATCGATGCCCGCGGGGACGAGGGCCACCTTTTCGCGCTCCTGGAACACGAAAGGCCGCTTCTTCGACAGGCGCGCATCGGCGAGCATCCACGCGTCGCGCGTCCAGTTGGGGACCGCGATCGGCTTGATGCCGAGGCCGATCCACTTGTTCCGCGCGCCAGCGAGGCCGGAGGGGAACTCGTTGGCGCAGATGTCGAGCGCCATCCCGAAGTAGTCCGCCGGGACGAGCAGGTGCGACGGCATGGTGCCCGCCGCCTTGCCGGGCGTGGCGGACGGGAACTTGACCATGGATTGCAGCACCTCGCCGAACGTGTCGAACGTGAGCCCCGCACCCTTCGTGAGCTTGTTGCTCCACGTGCCCGAGGACGCCTTGACCGGGTCGACGGGGTGAGCCGTCCCGAAGAAGGGGGTTCCGTCGTAACAGAGCGCCGTCGCCGCGTCCGCGCCGATGGCCAGGTCTTCCATATCGAGAACGGGGCCGGTGGCCGCCGCCATGCCGTAGTCGCGGGCCACGACGCTGTACTGGCCGATCTTGTCGTCCTTGTAGTCGTTGAGCGCCACGTCGATCATGCGGTACTTGTCCGCGTTCTTCGTGCTGCCCTCGTACACCTGGACCGCGTCGGGGATGAGCGCACCGTCGGCGCCGCGCGTCCGGAGGCCGCGCACCTCCTGCGGGAACAGGTAGACGTTCTCGCTCGCGTCGCTGCCCTCGACGGAGCAGATGTCCATGATGGCTGACGCGCCGAGCGCGCCCTCCTCGAAACCGTCCTCCCACATCTTGATCAGGGTGACGTTGAGCGCTCGCGCCTTTGCCGGAAGATTCGGGAACATGATGGATCCTCGTCAGTCGTTGGGGGTGGAAGCCTTGCGGACCATCACAGGGGAAGCTCGATCCAGACGTAGCCGGTCGTCGCGCCGGCCGCGTCCTTCTCGATCTCGCGGAGCTTGCCGCCGACGCTGCGCCCGCTGGCCGTCTTCGTGAAGGTCTCATCGTCCAGGATGTACGCGTCCCGGCCGATCTCCGCCTGCGTCAGCGCGTCGCCCGCAGTCGCGTTCTTGAACCGGAAGAGCCGACGCTTGCCGTTCGGCGCGACGGGACCTTCCACGAGCACCTTGGCCGCGCCGTCGGCGCCAGCGTTGACCACGCTCTGGCTCGCCACGCCGAGCACCACGAGGCCGGTGGCGGTGAGGCCGGGCTTGGCGAAGCCGTCGGCCGCGGCGACCATGAGGCCGCCGCCGTGGATGGTGGTGGAGCCCTTGACCAGATGCTCGAAAGCGGTCTGCTCGCGCGCGTCGATGTCGGTGAACTTCGAGAGTGCCATGATGGATGTCTCCTGAGTATCAGTCGTGGCGCCGCGCGCCGATCACTTGCCCTTCGCCGCGAACCGGTCCGCGAGCGAGTAGGTCTTGCTGGACTCGATGCCGCCGCCCACCGGGGCGCCGCGCACGGGCTCGTCCTTGCTCGTCGACTTGCTCGCGACGGCCGCCACGAACGCCTTGACCTCCGTCAGCGGCTTCGACGCGAGCAGGTGCGCCACGGCGCCGAGCTTGTCCTTGTTGGCCTCGATGAGCGCGCGCCGTTCGGCGTCCTCGGCCACGATTGCGCGCACGTCCGCCGACGTGACGCCCTTCGCGCCGGCCGTCAGCCCGAGCTTCTTGACCGCCGCCGCGACGGCCTCCTCGATGCCCGCCATGGGGGCCGCGGCGACATTGGGATCGGCCGCGGGGACCTTGGGATCGGCCGCCGCCACGGGGGTCGCGTCCGACGCCGGGGCCGCGTCCAGGGAGAGCCCCTTGGCTGCCGCCAGATCCGCCGCCTGCTGAGAGACGATCGCGCCGAACGCCTGGATGTCGGCGTCCTGCGAGGACGCAGCGCCCATCGCCGCCGCCAGAAGGGCCTTGAGAATCTCGGTGTCGTTCATGGGAGATGACCTCGATGCTGCGCCCGCGCGAGCCGCGAGCATGTTGATTCCGTACGTACCAGGCTCCGCCACAAGCGAGAGCCGATTGATCGAAATGGGTTCGCGCGTCTCCGGATCGAGGTTCCAGTCCGGCGAGATGTACCGCCGTTGCCCGGAAGCGATCTGGTGCTTCCCACAGCACACCTTACCGGCTTCGGGATGGGGACGGCCGCAGTCGGACCAGCGCACGTCAGTCGCCCACACCTCCGCGCCGGCAGCCGTGCGCACCACGCGGATCTCTGCGTATCCGGCCATGGGGGGAGGATCCGCGGGGTCATACCCCGGGTTGGACTCCGGGTTTGTCGCGTGCTGAACGTCGATCGCCAGCGCGTGCCCGCGCTTCTGGTACTCCGCGAGAACACGCGCCGCCGCCGCGGCCGTCAGGACGTTGTCGCCGTAGTCGCCCGGGTTGTTGCCCGCGTGCCAGATGCGAAAGCGCGTCGGGGGCGCCGGGGCCGCCGTCAGGGGGATGATGCCCATGTCTACACCGTACCGCCCTCGGCAGCGTCTCCCGCCGCCGGTCCGCCGCCGATCGGCTGCCACGCGACGATCCAGCGGATCGTTCCGTCGGCGCCAACCTCAAAGTCCCGCACCCGCTCCACGCCGCACAGTCGACACCGGTTGACGGCCTCGTGCGGACACCGCTCCACGACATGCTCTGTCATCTTCGCCGCCAGCAACACGGCCGCTTCGCCGGGGACAGGCTCTTGCGTCGGCGAGCCGTCGCCGAGAAGAAGCGGGGTCGTGCCAGCGGGGGGAAGTGCTCGGGAGGTCGGTGCCCCGCTGAGCGCCTCAAGCTCCACAGCGACGCCGTGATCCCGGAAGAAGCTCGTCGCGTTCACGCGCTGCCCGCGCTTCTCCGCCACGCGATCGATGGCCTCGATTGCGCCGGCCGCCGACGTCGCCGCGTCTGCCGCCGCCGTTCGCTGTGCCGGGTCGCGTACATCCCACGTCGCGCGGACAGCGTCGCGGGGTTGCCCGATCGCCTGCGTCCACGGGTCGATAATGTCGCCGCCGATCCACTCGCTCGCAGCCGTCGCCGTCGTCTGGATCAAGCTGAGAGCGATGTCCCGCCAGATGTCGCCCGAGGAAAAGCCTTTGCCGCCCTCCGTGGTGGTCACCTGCCCGGCGAGCCCCACCATGATCTCGATGTCGGCGCGGCTCTCCGTCTGTGAGTACACCTCATAGCCGCGTCCGCTCGACTCCAAGATCCCTGGCTTGTAGCCCTTGGGAGTCACGAGGCCGGGGGCGTACGACCACCCGTCCCGCATGAATTGAACCATGGCCTGGAGATGAACTTCGGACGCGCCCTCCTCTTGCTCGATGTACCGCAGCCCGTCGGCCAGAAACTTCTGCCACCGCATCCGGTCGACGCTCGCGCCAGCTTTCGAGATGAACGGGCCAGCGCAGGGGTACCACGCGCCTCGCGCCCACGGACGGTGACGCCCGTACGGGGTAAACAGGGCCCATCGTCCATCGCCGGGCGTGACCTTCACGACGCCGCGCCGAGCATCCTGGTAGTACCAGCCGTCCTCATGGTGCCGATACGTCAGCCAGTGAAGATCCAGCCGCCGCAGCCGCCGCCAGCCGCCCGGCAGCGGGTCGTCCTCCATGTACCCGATGCCAACGCCGGCCATAATGCCGTCTTCCACAACGGCCGTAGCCTCGGAGAGCGGCAAGATTCGCTCCCACATGCCCGGCAGCCGCGGCTCGATGCGAGCGCCGGTCTGCTCGTCGTACTTCGCCGGCCGCCCTCGGAGCACGTCGACAAGCCACGGGTCGCCGTCGAAGATGGTGGGAAGCGAGAACATGCCCGCGGAGCGCGTGCCGAGGATGCCGCGGATCAATCCGTCGCCGCGCATTGCGTCGAGAAGCTCCGCCACGCGCTGGAAACGCCCTTGCTCGGCCTCCATCATGGCCGTGTCGCGGTCCGGCAATTCCCACAGCCTGCCCTGACGCGAAAGGACCATCGGTCCGCGCACGTCGCGCGAAGCGGGAGGGGCCAGCGCGGGCGCCACGGGTCGCCGCGAGAACACGCGCGCCAGACTGGCAAAGATGCCCATATCGGACAGTACCGGGCGAATCACCAAAACTTGCCCGTCGACACGCGCCCGCCGTTGCGATAGGCGCAGAGACTTGCGAGCGAGCCAGGTCGCGGGGACCACGTTTGCTCGGCAGCCGCTGCCTCTTGGGCGCGCTTCTCTTCCGCGTTGGCCCACAGTGACGGGTCGCCAGCGCCGGCCTCGTGAAGGGCCGTCAGGACCGCCACAAGCTCGTCGCAATGGGTCGTGCCCTTGCCTTGCGCCGCGTCCTTCACGGTCGCCCGGGGAACGTGGATCTTCATCCGGCCGCCTTGCGCCGGGATGGTCAGGACCGCCGCGAATTGCTTGGCCAGCATCGCCCGGTCCGACTCTGGCAGTCTGGCCAAAGAGAGACGCCGCTCTCGTAGGACCGTGCGCCCAGCTTCAAAAAGGTCGTCCGTCGGAGCAGCCAACCGGAACGCGACTCCGTGACGGTCGTACTCCTCGCGGGCAGCTTCCTTGTAGTGCCCGTCCGACGCTACGGCACGCGCGCCGCGGAGTTTTGCCGCCGTGGCCACGTCCCGATACGTCTCCGATGGCCTGCGGTCCGGGGACGACGGGATCCCCATGACGAAGGACAGCGAGAACATGCCCGAGCGGTAGCGCTCTGCCACCGCCACCGCCGATCGGTCCGACGTGTGGCCGTAGTCCGCGCCTGCCCCGATACCGTCGGGGGTTCCGTCGGGAATCGCAAGAGTAGTGGCCGCGTCCACGTCCGAAGCGGGGAAGAATCGTCTCGATCCGGCCGCGTGCGGCTTTGCCAGGATCTCGCGGTCGGTGGTCACGTCGCCGTCTGGCGCCGCTCGCAGTGCCCTTTCGATGCTGCCGTCCGGATCCCAGTCAGGACGAAGAAGCCTTGTTCCGACACGGGCCGCCACAAGCGCCGTCGTCGCTTGCCTGCCCGTCGTCCAGTTGTCGGCGACGAATTGCTCCAAGAGCCCTTCGCCTTCGATCCATGGCGTGGACGCAATCCACACCTGCCCTCCCGGCTCGATCGCGGGAGCCGCCGCGTCGAAGATGGCCCGATCGTTGACCGTGTGCCCGTCGTCCGCGAAGAGAAAGCACGCCTCGTCCAGAACGAGCCCCACGAGCGTACGCGAGCGGGTCGTCTTGCCGCCCCGAGACGCCGCGCGAACAACGATGTCGACAAGGCGCCCGTCTGGCCGCCGCAGAATGACCGCCACGGCGTTTCCAACGTCGTCCGGGTCCTCCGGAGGGGTATCGGCCAAAACCAGCGTCCGCAGCACCTCGGACGCCGCGACGATGCCCTTGACGTAGTTAAGCGTCGCCGCTGCCGCGTCCAGGTCCGGGGCCACGATCGCCACGCGGGCCACCTCGCCCGGTCTCAGGTTTGGGAGAGGCACGGAGATGGCCAGATGGACGGCCTTCGGAGCCAAGAGGCGCGACGTCTTGCCGCCGCGTCGCCCTGCCCCGACGCCCACCACGCGCGGCGGGGTCTTTGGGAGCACGTCGGGACTACAGTTAAAGATCGTCCGGCAGATGTCCGCCGGGACAAGATCGGGACGCCCGTCGGACGCGTCGACGATCGCCCACATGGCCGGGGAGAGGTTGAGCGGGTCGGGGAAGTAGTCTCGCGATTCCAGGAACGCCCGGAACGTCAGCGCGCCGGCCGCGATGCTCTCCTTGGCCGCTGCCGCCTTGCGCCGGCCTCGCGCCGCCCTCACAGCGGCCGCAACGTCAGCCGCCGCCGTCTTCTGCTCTCGCTTCACGAGCCGCCCTCACCGACGGCGAACGCCGCCTCTACAGCCGCGGAGCACGCATCGCATCCCGCGACGGCCTCACCGATCCGCGTCAGGAAATCAGGCCACTCCTTGGCCTTTCGGATGTCGACCTCGACAACCGTGCGAAGCTCTCCGGTGAACTTGCCCACTAGCTCAACGACGCTCTTTGCCTGCCCCACCACAGCAGCCGCGGCGCGGAGAGCGTCCGCCATCGCCTTGCCGGGGTCAGGCGGCGGTGGAGCGTCATCGTCCCCACCGCCGCCCACGGGGCCGTCAAGGCTCTTGCGCGCTGCCGTCACAAGGTCTTGCGCGTCGCGCATGAGGCCCATGGCCGCGCTCCGAAGCACTCCAAGGTCGTCCGCCATCTTGAGCGCCGCCATCCCGTCCACCTCGGCACGCGCCCGCCGCATCCGTTCAGGGATGCAGTGCATGACGTGTCGACGGATCGCGTCGTGGGCGGGGGAACCGGGGACGATGTCCGGGATCGTCGCTTGCGGTTTCCCGGCGAGCAGGTGCGCCTCGATGGTCTCACGGTCCGGCGAATGGCAGACGGTGCAGGGTCTTCCCGGCCCTTTCCTGCCCGTTGCCGTCGGTGCCCGGTCAAGGGCGGGGATAATCCCCGGGGTTGCCGGTCCGGGCGTGACGGCCGGACTAGGCCCGGTGGGCAGGTGCTTGGACCGATGCCGGAGCAGTGTGGTCTTCGACACGTCGAACCGCCGCGCGATGGCGGACACGTTCGCGTCATCGTTCGCCAGCGCCGCGTTGATGCTCGCCGCTTTCTCGTGGGCGCAGATCGTACAGTCCACGGTGGACCATACCGGTCCGCGCCATGGACCGACCCTTGCGGCACGCGGTCCACGTTGGCCGCGACGGTGAAATGCTCAACGAATCCGAGGTTTTCACCACACCGGAGCAAACCGTCGTCGGTCCGCGATGGCAGATTGTTGCCCGCGTGAGGGGATGGAGCGCAGGATGGACCGATGTCCAACGCGCCCGTTCCGCCCACATCGCCCGCGCGTGCCTACATCGTCGCCGCCGTCGCCGTGCTTCTCATCCTGACCGGCGTCTCGTGGTGGTACCTGCGCCCGTAGCGATCGCCCCTCCGCGGGGCGCACGTCGCCATCAGCAGCCGTTCGGCGTCTCGGAGCACTTCGACACGAGGGGCCGCAGAAGCTCCGCCCGCAGTTGCTCGACGGTGCCGCGGTACACGTTGAAGTCCAGGTCCATGCCCGAGGGGTCGCGCCGGCCCTTGTCGCCGTCGTACTGCCAGATGGTCCAGTCTTCCCACGGCTTCGGCACCAGCGGCCGCTTGAGCGCCTTCCCAGGCCGGGGGTAGTGCGCGATCCACAGGGGCCGCGCCGCAAGGTCCGCCGACAGGGGCAAGCGAGGGGGACCGTTCACAAAGAACGGGTAGGTGTAGAACACACACCGGATGCCACGTCGCGCCTCGATCCGCTCCACGTATTCGAGGGCCACGTCCGCCACGCGCTGAGGGGTCTGCCCGTCCATCCTTTCCACGTCGACGGCCGGGACGACGCACCCTCCGGCCGCGTCCATTTGCCGCTCCATCACGTCGACTTGCTCCACGACG